AGGTAGTTTTCCGATGCGAGCTTAGCTACAGCGTATGGGCTGTTAGGATTAGGCAGTGTGTTTTCGTCGAACACGTGGACAGATGGATCGAACTCACCACCATCACGTAAAAAATCACTAGCAGGTTGCCAGCCGTACACTTCCATTGTGCTAGCAAACAAAAAATACTCGACATTATATTTTACTGCGCATTCGGCTAGATTCACTGTGCCTATAAAATTAGTACGAGCAAAACCGTCTTGGTCATAGAAGCTGTCCTGGACCTCTGTTTGCGCAGCTAGATGTATAACAATGTCTGGCCTAAAACGTTCCATTTCTAATTCTACGTCAACTCGATATCTTATGTCGCCTGTGAATTGATGCACGTGATGCGTATCACATAGCACTTTTAGCAAATGCTGTCCGATAAACCCACTTGTGCCTGTGATAAATATTTTTTTCATATTATTGTCTCCTGACTATTTAACCTAAATTTATCATAAATAGTATAAATTCAGGAGAACTCAATGGCTCGTTTAAGCCTCTGGAAGCCCCACAAAGGTCTCGATTTTAAATTTATTGATCGCGTAGTAGCCGAGCATCTTTATGCTGGGGGTACTGGCGTACATGTTCACAAATATTTAGGTGTGCCGCAAAATATTAATAGTGCTAACGGGCTAGATATAGGTTCAAGCGAAAACGTTACAGGTGAGCCAAGCGAAACGTTTATACAAGATCTATTGTTTCTTGAGAATCGCGATCGCAGCTACGATGATACTATTTACATAATGCGAGGGCAATATAATATCCTCGACAACGATGCGTACGATCTAACCCAATTTGGATTATTTTTATCTAACGATACGCTGTTTATGACTTTTCACATTGAGAGCATGGTAGAGACCTTAGGACGCAAGCTCATGCCCGGCGACGTGCTTGAGCTACCTCATTTGCGCGATGATCTGCTGCTAGGGCGCGAGGATGCTGCTAACAGATTTTATGTGGTGCAAGAAGGCACACGACCAGCAGACGGTTACGATCCTGGCTGGTGGCCTCACTTGTGGCGTGTTAAACTTACTCCTATGCCAGACAGCCCAGAGTACAACGACATACTCGGGGACGGCACAGAGGATGATGACCTCCGTAATCTTGTTAGCCAGTATGCTAACGATATTAAGATAAACGACGGAGTACTTGCTGAAGCAGCAGCGGAAGTTAAATGGGATCCGCAATATCGACGCAACGAGCATTTGTATTTTGATCCGGCTGTGCCTGACAAACCCACCATCGGCTTCGAATATGCTGGTGCCGGTTATGAACCTCCTAACGGTGCTGCTATCATTGGAAGTGGCAGCAGTTTTCCGGACGATGCGAAAGATTGCGATTATTTTTTACGAACAGATTTTACCCCAAGCAGAATATTTCAAAAGGATGGCGACCGCTGGAAGAATATCTCAACAGATAATCGATACGTGTGGGCTACTGCTGATCGCTTACTCACTTCGTTCATTAACAACGATGATACCAGTGTGTGGACCAACGGAACTACGCAGCCAGTTAAAACAAACCTAAGCAAAGTGATTAGGCCTAAAACAGATGACTGATTTTATAATGTTTTTTATAAGAGATCTATTTAAAAAAAAAGGAATAACGATGAGTGATTTTAACACAGCACTAAAAATTGTATTAAAATGGGAAGGCGGTTATGTCGATCATCCTCGCGATCCCGGTGGTGCTACTAATCTAGGTATTACTCGTGCTGTTTACGAACAATGGCTAGGACGTAAGGTGACAAAAACAGCGATGAGAAAGCTAACCCACGAGCAGGTTGAGCCTATATACAAAGAATGGTATTGGGATAAATTGCGGGCAGAAGATATTCCGCACGGTCTGGACATTTGCGTATTTGATTTTGGCGTAAACGCAGGCGTTCATCGTAGCAGCCGTTATCTACAGCGTACAGTGGGTGCGACACAAGATGGCATCATTGGCCCTCTTACGCTTAAACAGGTTAACAAATATGTAAAACGCAACGGTGTGGCGCAAGCTATACAGTCGTTTAGCGAATCACGTCGTGACTATTATCGTAGCCTCCATCATTTTGATACTTTTGGCAAAGGTTGGTTAAATAGAACTAACGATGTAGAACAGGAGGCACTGAAAGTATAATGTCTAATATGGACTATTTTTACGACAGCCAGATACGTAGATATTTACTACAGCTGATTCGCGCTTTTAGTTTCTTTGAGGTGCAAGCAACTGATAGCAACGGCAACACTATCCAGCGTCGTGTGCCGGTGCGTTATGCTGACCCAAGCAGAATGGTCGCGCAAATTATGAAAGGCAATAGCGAAAACATTCTAAACAGTGCGCCAATGATGAGCCTGGGTATTACTGCGCTCAAACAAGATCCAACAATGCGCCATGCTCCTGGCTATGTAGATCGCAGACAGGTAGCAGAACGAGAGTATAATGCTGTCACTGGTGCTTATACACAAAACCAGGGTAATCTGTATACGATCGAAAGACATATGCCGGTGCCTTACATTATGACAACACAACTAGATATATGGACCACTAACACAACAAACAAGCTAGAGCTGCTTGAGCAACTGTTGGTTATTTTTAATCCTAACATACAAATACAATCCAATGATAACCCACTTGACTGGACTAGCGTTTTTGAAATAGAGCTAACAGATGTGAACTGGAGTAATCGAGGTATTCCTGCCGGTACTGACACCACTATTGAATATGCTACATTAACATTCGACAATACAGTGTTTATTAATCCGCCAGCAAAGGTACAACGTCAGAAAATTATTCAGCAGATTGTTACTAATATCCATAGTGTAACAGATGTACAAGATTTAAACTTTGAGTTTGATCGCTATTACGATTTCTTTGCTAACATCAACGAAGATAGTCGGTTAATTGTCACTCCGAACGATCTAGAAATCATTGTCTCAAATGGTACGCTCGAATTAGTTAACAGTGCTGATGAAGGACAGAGTTGGAGTGACCTAATAGAAATGAAGGGCGACATTAGCTCTAGCAGCCGCGTCGAACTTAATTTGCGCAATGATATAGAAGATCGTAGCGAGCTAGTATATGGCACGGTTGCATTTACCGGCGACGATACAATTTTAAATTTTACAGTTGACACTGACACCTTACCTGGCGATACATTAGACCCTGTCAGGGTTATTGATCCCAATAACTTTACGCCTGATAACACCGACGGTGTGCGTTATCTACTAGTGAACAATGATATTTTGGCTAATACTACTGCAAGTAATGTATGGAACACTACAGCTAAGGTTGGTAACATACTGGAATATGATAGCAATACATGGTCTGTAGCGTTCACAACATCAAGCAACACAGAGTACGTATCTAGCAGCATAAGCGGAACACAGTTTAAATGGACCGGGTCTGAATGGCTCGACAGTTACCAAGGTCAATACCGTGCGGGATATTTTCGTCTTATTCTCTAAGTTTACATTTGTCGCCGTGGTATTTAGCATAATTCCCTTTGTCGAAATTTCTTCCGCAGTGAGAACATTTTTTCTTCTCCCCGACGATCTTGGCACGACATGATGTTTTTCGGTATACTCTTCGGGTGCGCACTCTCTATATCGTGCTCTCCTAATAAGGCTTAGATAAATAGCAGTATACTTATTTTGTAAAAAAGGATAATTTTTATTTATCAAAATTGCGAATACCGTGCGGGATATTGGAGACTTATATTGTGACCGTAACCGCAGCGGGCGTTTTATTTTTAGCTCGTGACACCGGTCGTTGTTTGCTACAATTGCGTAACAGTGACAAGCGTCATCGCCACACCTGGGGATTTTTCGGAGGCATGCTCGAAGCAGGCGAGACGCCATATGAAGCTATAAAGCGTGAGCTAACAGAAGAAATCGGATTTGTGCCAGCGCTAGAAAAACTAAACCCCATTGATGTGTTCCAGAGCCACGACAAGCGTTTTTATTATTACAGTTTTGTGGCCGTTGTAGAAGCAGAATTCTCTCCTACGCTAAATAGTGAGAGCGCAGGATATGCATGGGTCGATATAGGACAGTGGCCACAGCCGTTACACCAGGGCGCTCGAACTACACTAAACAAAAATAAAGGTACGGAAAAACTTCGTACCATCTTAGATATACACACCCAATAATGCAAATAGTAGATATAAAATGCGCCAGAATCGAACAGGCGTTGCAGCAGTACATGCTCAACGGGGCAATCCACGATGACTTTAAATCTGGTCAGCTGTGTGTAGTTGATGTGCGTGGGTGCAGGGGACACCTAAAGTGTAATGACGAAATTATTAATCATTTTATTTTAGTTATTGTTAACCAGCACAAATCCGTATTGCTAAAAAAGATGATTGCTGATTATAGCAAAATATTATATTCGTTGGACTCGCTACAAAAAGAATTTAGTATACCAATTGTGCTAGACAAATACCGTGTGTTAATAAATCCATTACGTGCGCTATATTTCGAAATGCTAAATGTAATGAATCATTACTCAGGTACAGCCTACGAGAACACTATCTTAAAGATCGTGCAGGATGCTGATTTTAACACAAAAGCAAAAAATGCATTAGTAAATGATATTACAGAGCTATTGCAATTTTATAACACTTATAGTGTGCACTTCGAAGACCAGATGCCACCTATACAGCTCATGCATGCACAGAAAAAAATATTCGAAATGCGCTTGTACTACCAAGCATTTAACGATATACTAACCTGGACTATTTAAATTACGTCAGGAAAAAGAAGGTTGTGTACAAAATCATGTGCTCGTTCTTTTCCTATATTACTCTGTAACATACGAAAAGTTTGTGGATTCGCTCGTTGGCATTCAACATAATGCTGTTGTGCTAGTACACTATTTGCCTTGTTACCGGGCAGGATGCTTATGTAATCTTGCAACACGGTTACCCCAGCATGTATGTCATCTGCAGACGGGGTTGAGCAAACAAACTGATCGCTAAAGAAATGTGCCCAATCTGGCAAAGGTCTAGGTGTGCCTACTTGTGGTATTGATACTGTGCGGTTGCCTACAGTAGGCGTTACATCTAAAAACATACCAGTAAAATTGCCATTTATCTCAATCACATCAAACCCATAGATAGGCGAATCAGTATTAGTATGCGGCATTATTACGCAATGAACAATACTTACCTTGGGCGTGATAAATTCTTGCAGGTGCGCAGAGCGAAACAGTTTACTAGTCCAGGTCCTATTTGTCCACGGATAATCATATATTGCGCGTGACGATCCTACCTGACTAAGCAGAGTATCTATTTCGGCTGAGAGTTTATTGTACCAAGTCAAAGACACTATCTTGTATTGCCTCTATTAATGTAAATGCGTGATTTGCTTCAATGCCTAAATCTGTGTGTTTTCCTTCGAGACGATTACGTACCCATTCAATCGAATCAGTTCTTTGCGTAAAATCTAAATGAGTAGTAGGTCCAGGTGCAAGTTTTTTAAGCATTTGCCCGCCATATAAATCGCCTAAATAATTAACATATAGGTGTGCGTCTAATAATTCATCGCTAGTCTTGTTAATCCATTTAACGTAGTCTGTTGTTGCGTTTAACACTACCGGATAAACTCGTTTAGTATCTTCTAATAGTAAATCAGCTCGACGGAGACTCTCAGGTAGTGTAATTCTTTTTTCTATAGCAAGGGTATATACATATTTTTGATAGGTAAACATATTCCATGCGGTAGACGAAAGTTGACCTGCCATTAATGCCTTGCTGTAATTGCTTTGCTCTATGCGGTCGTGTGCATTTTGTGTTAGTTCTTTAAGTGTTGTCATGCTAGTACTTATCCTAATCAAAGAAAAACATGTGCCAAAGGCGACCAGATTGCATGTCGTGTCCAAAATATTCGCTAGCACTATGGATAAAGCCTCCGCTAAAAATTACAAGACGATTGTACACGTTACCAAAGCTATCCACACGGTCAAACGGAGTCTTGTCGAGATAGGTGTCGCCGGGAAAAATTTCTGCGCCTTGCTGTGTACTCCAATCTATCTGGCTGTTGTGGTGTACCTTGTGGCCGCGGTGCTGCCACGTGCTCGTCCCACATGATGGCGGGGCGTCTGGCGTCAGGTAGATCATTGCTGCCCACGTTTGCTCATCGCAGTGGTACACAAGTTTTTCGCCTGCGTAATTATACTGGAAACGGGCGTTCATTCCGTGCTCTTCCCAGCGTGTTATTTTGTGGCCCATTATATCTTCAAACGCTTCCTTGATTCCCGGAATAAAAAATTGCTTGCGGGTGCGTCTGCCTATGTACCCAGGGTCGTCAAAAAATTCCTGCTCTAGCGCATACTGACGTATAGCATCTGGGTCTTTATAAAAGTTTTCTACTATGTGCACTCTCTTGTCGTAGTTTTTGTTTACCGTTAATAGATTCATTAAAAGCCCAAATGCTTAGATCGCACATACCCAAGATCCCATTTAGTGTAGTCAATCGGTATATCTTCTTTGTTGTATGGGTGCTCCCACGGTCTGCACACCCTCCAATCCGGTCCCCATTTTTCAGTAAGGTACTTTATGTTTTCAGCATTAATAACGTCCAGTCGATCTTTAAGATCTGGCTCACTTACTTGTGTTTGTGATCCTTCTTCGTAATAGCGCCATGCCGGTGCATTACCGTGCTGATAGCTGTTTGTTGTACCAACAACTTTTCTTATCGGTCTGTGTATCATTCGCATTATGTAATCAGCATCCTCATTGTATGCGGGATAGGTGTTTTCATCAAACAACCCGAACGTCTGTACTATCACATCACGTATAGCAAACAAATCCCATGCGCCTACATTGTAATCACCGGGGTTAGGATTTATTAGTCCTAGCTGATCATCTTCTAGCATAAGCGAGTGCATTTCATTTAACAAACCGGGGTCGAATGCAACATCGTCGTTAACAATAATCCAATATGGTGCATTCATGTAACACTTAATTATAAGGTTCCAGGCACCAGCACATCCGATGTTAGCAGGCATGTGACATACTTTAATACGTTTAACAAATTTATGCGTAGTGTTAACTAGTTTATCTAGCTCTGCGTCAATTTCTCCTCGACCGTTGTTATTAATAATAACAAAATCATCTACTGGGTAGTCAATGCTCATTAGCAGACGTGTAACCCAATACGGATTACTAACTACCGCTGTGCCGATTACAGGAATGCTTTTCACTTATCTGTCCCTAGCATATAATCTTTAGCACATTTTACTTCGTCGTCTGATTGCATTAGTTGCACTATCTTGTTATCCACAAGATCTGGGTGCACCCACCAATCTTCGTATGCTCGCCCATTACGGTCTGGCGAAATATTACCAGCTACCATCTTGTAACCTTGTGACTCTAGAAACGTGCGACTACGCTCTCGGTAATCGTTGTCGGGGCTAGCATAGTAGTCGTGCTCATACGTTATTACAGCAAAACGATATGTGTCGAACGGAATGTTTAGCAATGCTTTAAATGTATTTTCGGGTGGGTCGCAATCCATTTGTAAATAGTCGATATCTTTTGGCGCGCCTACTCCTGCTAGCATGCGCTCATAATTCGTGCAGGTTGCATCCTTAATTAAAAAGGTGTTATTGCGTTTCTCGTAAAACTGCACGGCATACTGCTCATCTAGATCTATGCTAACACCTTTCCAGCCAAACTCGCGCTCTAGTAATACTGTATTATTTCCGTATTCAGCATTACCTGCGCCGATCTCTAAATAATATCCATCGCGCTTGCCATTTGCTATTGTCAACGCAAATATATCTTGATAGCTTTCGCTATAATTACGCTCAATGTTTTTGCTGCCATCGAATTTATAACGTAGTTGGCTGTGGAGATCAGCAGTGTATGGCTCAATTTCTTTTGTAGAAAATGCGTTTAGATTAACAAGATTATCGTGTATCATTTGTTTTTCGATTGCAGGTAGATTATCTCGCTGATACATTTCTAGGAATAAACGCCGTGCCTCGTCGCATAGTCCACACCACCATGCTGCATGTGCTCGCTGTATTTCTATAGCTAGCTTGCCTGGATATCTAATAGACTCGTGTGTGACTAGCATGCATACGTTATTATCGGCAGCAATAACACCAAGGCTAGCCCAAGTGTAGCTGTCAAACCAGCTGCCGTCGTTGTTTTCGTTTGATGTAATTTGTCCTAGCATGTAATATGCTTCTGGGCGTTCTGGGTGTAACACAATAGCATGTTGCAGCATGCCTTTAACACTAAACTTGCGGATTGTTTGCTCTTCGAAGCATTGTGCTGCGCGAATCATGCATTCGTATTGCCAAAGTGTATCATCTGTCCGTTCTGCTGTGCGTACATAATAACTAATAGCACTAGCGTTTTGATTTATTTTGTCATAATAGAGCCCAAGGTCCCAGTTGTTGTTAGCGTTATCTTCGTCTTTGTTATAGTAATAGAGTAACGTATCTATTTCGTCATAAGCAAAATAATCTTCAACGTCTTTAAGATTTAACCATTTTACTCTATTCTGGCACAAGCCGTCATAGGTTAATGTTTCATCTGGTATAGCTATTAGCTCTTGCTTACCAAACTCGATAATACCGCAGCCTTCATCTGTGTCTAGTACACACATACTAATGTTTTTGCTAGATGCGCGTAGCTTTACCCAGGCTTTCCAGCAATCGCCATTCCAGTGTCCACCAGTAAACGGAACAGTCTGGTGTTCCTCTTTTAATGGATTCAGGTCATGACACACAATGTATCCGGTCGGGCTTAGAACTGCTAGAGCATTAGTAATATCTCTGTAGACTTGCTCTGCTTCGTGTAATCCGTCAATAAAAATAACGTCATACGTGTCAGTGTTGTTTGCAAAAAACTCATCACTTGAGATTACATGCTGTGCTTTTGCTTGAGGATCAGGATCGACGCTTGTTTTGTTTTTGCAATTTATTAACTGAAAGTTAAGTCCATCTGAAATGCCTATTTCCAAATATGCAGTTGCGCCACAAGCGTCGATTAAGCGGTTAATAATTCCTGTTCTATTCATAGCACACCACCAAACACCATGTGATCAAATACTGTTATCGGTGTTTTTATAACGTATGCTGCGTTGTCTTGATATCCAAATGTAATATAAATATCATCGTCTTTCTGTGCCATACCTACCGAAAATTCAACTTGTGCACCCATTATGCTAAAGTCTCCAGTGTAGTGCTTGATATTCCAATTTTTATCCCAGTATATAAAGCGGTGTCGATATACACCATCTTTACGTCCTACTTCGCTCTTAAATAAATCAACCTCGTGAGTTAAAGCTAAGTATCCATCGCGATAAGGCATAACTTGTGACCCACCTCTAACGTCACGCGGTATCGGAGTATAATCAGTTAACGCAATTGTTTTACTTGTTCCATCGGGAAAAATCTTAACTGCTTCAGTTGGATTACTCCACTTAACATAATGGAATGGTTGATCCAATATAGGCATCCAATTCTTTTCGCAATAGCTGTCTGGATCGTTCGGAGGCTCAATGCGCAATCGAGTAGTTTCTTTCCATACGCCATTGCTTAATTGTTCTATTTTACAAAGCTCCATGCGGCCTTCGCCATTCGGTTTAATGTCTCGACGTACACCAGTAGTGTAATATTCATTATCCCATTTAATTAAACGAACATCCTCGAGGCCAATAAATTCCCAGTTAGCTTGATCAACGAAATTACTAGTGTCAATCTTGTTACAGTTAATTAAATTTAAGTCGTTGTCTAATTCACCTATCCAGTTCCATGTACGAAGGTGCATATCATCTTCGGGATGAAGATAGGTTAGTGGGCCAAATGGATGCTGAAACAGTTTTTTCTCAGAATGATAAAACGTGTAATTTACATGACGTATGTTTACTAGCATGCGACCGTTGTCGTTGAGAATACTAGGATTCATTAGACCCGTCATGCCTGTAGTGTTACCGTCGATTATCATGGGACGCAGTACAGCGCCGTGTTCTAGCGCATAGTTACAAAACGTGATCATGTGTATACCTGTTAAGTGTGTATAGGTATTTATTAGTTGGATATTAGCGTTGATGCAGTAACTGAGTAAAATTACGCAATTATATCTAAGTAAACTCGTAATGTGCCAATTGCGGCTCCGTTACGAGCTTCTGAATATGCTAAAGTAGGTGTATCCGACAATGTAACCGTCGGTGAACGTAACCAATATGTAACACCGGGAAAGCCTGGATCAGTCACTTCCGCGTATACATACCACGAGCCAGATGCCGCATCTGTTCTGCCAGTGCTGCCGCTCGGTGTGCCGCCTGAGTCTCTGTTCCATCTTGCGTTAACTTGACCAGTCCCTAGCGAAGTCCAATCAACACCAAGATAGGTAGTAGTGTTGGCTGTGTTTATTTCAAATGATTCGTTGTTGGTTTCAAACCCATACGTGTTGCCGTCTAGATTAATTTCATCTAACTGCAAGTCTCCTGTAAAACTACCGCCACTTACATACTCAAACACAACACGCCCAACCGCTCCAGCATAAGCCGATATATCTACTGTACGATCTGACCAGTTGTTTGATGTGCCTGATATTGTGTCAAGCACCGACGTCAAACCAAGCGAATATGAAGGCTGCACAATAGTGGGCTCGGGGTGTGATAATACCCATTTTTCGCCATCGTAATAATCAAAACAATTTTCTGTTGTGTTAAATCTAAACATACCTACCGCAGGTGATAGTGGTCGTTGTGCTGTCGTACCTGTAGCAATCTCGATAAATCCTGTATCGTCGATTACTGTGTTTTTAAGTATAGCCATTGATTATATCCCATATCTTCCGCGTAAGCTGTTAAAATTCATTTCTATTTCTGCTGAGCCAAGCACTCGATTATAAATTCTTGCACTAGCAATTAATCCGTTAGCATAATCACCTCCTGTGCTAAAAGTTGCGCCGATCCTAAGTGTCCCTGTTCCAGTGTAAGCCAACGGTGTAGACTGCGGAATTCCTGGTAGTCTTAGCGCGTTACGATATATTTCTTTAACAAACGTCGTGTGATTATAAGTAAAACAATATTGATACCATGTACTAGTAGCAGTAGTAATTGAAGCTGCTTCCATGTCATTGCTTACCATACCAAAACGTACAGTATCAGCGTCAGACATCCAAATATTTAATCCAGCATTGCTAGTATTTGTTCCTTGTCCTAAAAATGCAAAACCTGATACTGTATCGTGTCTTGCCCAGCATTCGTACGTAAAATTTCGCCTAAGATCAATTGATGAAATTTCTACTGCGTCGTTTGTGCCGTCAAACACCAAGGCTCCGCCGTTATTAGTTGAGTAACCTACACCGTCTACTAGTGTGCATGTGTTATCATTACCTGACAAATCTGTCCAGGTCGTGCCTGTTCCAGAATAGCTAGCTGGTTCACCTGCGTCTAAATATATATCTAACGAATTATTTATTATCCCTGGATAATATCTCCATATTGCTCCATTGTAATATTCCACTGTATTAAACGTAGAATTAAAACGTAGCTCCCCGGTTGCTGGTGTTGCGCTGCGTTGCGCTGTTGTACCAACCGGTAATATAACTGCGCCTGTTCCGTTAACAGTAGTATTTTTTAAAATTGCCATTAAATTTTATACCTTATTACCACTAGTCCATCTCCACCTGCTTCCGCATCTGTATTTAGTGGGCCTCCTGTACCGCCTGCTGCTATACCAGTTTGAAAATAATCACCTGACGTATTAGGTGCGGTGGTTGTACTACCAGCAATATATGAATCAGCACCAAAACTACTTCCGCCACCGCCTCCACTTGCTTGCGAGTTTGGCGCAGTTCCACCGCCGCCGCCACCGAAAAAGCCGCCACCGCCTCCACCGCCGCCACCGTAGGTTGCACTAGGACCGTCGCCACCTGCACCACCACCTGAAAAAGAAGTGCCTGTTTCGCCAAAAACGTCTCCTCTTGCTCCGCCTGCGGATTGTGTTGCGCCACCACCACCTGTGGATGCTCCCACTGATGCGGCTGTTTCTCCATTTGGCGCGCCTGCGTCGCCGCCGTCTGTTGGCAATCCAGCTGCATTTTGGTCAGAGCCTGCGCCACCGCCGCCGCCCGCAGCCTCAATTAATTTAACACCGGTTGGCAAAGATACACTAGATCCACCACCACCGCCACCGCCTCCACCAGCACTTGGTCCGTTACTAAACGCAGCTCCACCGCGTCCGCCATTTGGTGAACCTCCTGCTGCTATTGGACCGGGTGCTGTTGTTGTATTGCGGCCACCGCGGCCGCCTGTTGCGACTTGTATACTGTATACACCCGGCGAAGAAAAATTTGTAGTGACATTTGCATAAGCACCACTGCCGCCATCAGCACCTATATAGACGCCGCCGCCTCCGCCGCCTCCACCTGCACCCCACATAAAAATTTCTACTTCGGTGTCTTCAGTTAAAGTAGTGATAGTAAAAGCACCGGTTGATGTGAACGTATGTACTTGATAAATATCTGATCCTACTGTTTCCTCCGTTATTGTACCGCCAGATACTACTAGAGTAGACGGGAACCAGGTTTCGCCGGTATAGCATTCAATTAAATTACGTGTGGTGTTAAATCGTGTGCAGCCAGCAGCTGGGCTACTAGGCCGCTGGGCGGGTGTTCCGTTAGGCAAAGTTACGTGCCCGGTGTCATCAATCGTTAGATTTTGTAATATTGCCATTTTCTAAATCCTCAATCCTTGCATGTAATTGTTTTATTGACTCAACTAGATATGCTGTTAAACGAGAATACTGAATACTTTCTACCTGGTCTCCGTTGTATGTAATAATATTCGGTATAACAGTCGCTACTTCTTCTGCTATTAATCCCGACTCGTTAATTTGCAAATTAGATTTTCTGTCAAACGTAACACCGCGTAGTTGTAACACTTTATCTAATCCGTTTGATATAGTTAGTATGTTATCTTTATATTTTTCACTCGATGTTTCCGTTAGTGACGTGACACTTAGCGTTCCAGTTGATGCGTTAAATCCAAAGCTGCCTGTTGTAACTGTTGCTGTCTGATCACTACCTGCGGCTGTTACCATTACCGGAAATAACGAAGTGTCGGTTGTGTTGTTAGTGGCGTTAATATTTTCATTACTTCCGCCACCGCCGCCACTACCACTCGGGCCTTGTGTTCCTTGAGTTCCTGTACCGGTTGTTCCTTGACTTCCAGATGTGCCTTGATTGCCTGTTGTTCCTTGATTGCCTGTTGTTCCTTGACTTCCAGATGTTCCTTGGGTTCCAGATGTTCCTTGGATGCCTGTTGTTCCTTGTGTTCCGGTACCAGTAGTTCCTTGACGTCCTTGACGGCCTTGGGTTCCTTGTGTACTGTCACCACCACCGCCGCCGCCTCCTGCAGATACTATACCCCATTTAACGCCGTCGAATCTATACGTTATATTGTTAAATTCGTAAGTATCGTTTTCAGATGGATTATTTGGAAAATTCATTTTATTTAATGCCTATGTTTTATATTTATATTTTGCACTACATTAGATTAACAAGAATTTCAATAACGCCTTTCCCGCCAGCGTTTTTTTCAATTGCTTTACCTATTATAGTGCCTGGCTTTGGATTAATTGCTGCTCTTGCGTATCCTTCTTCTGTGCTGGTTTCTAATAGATCACCAGGATTTACTGATCCGATTACTTTGCATGGCACTCTTCCACATAATGCAATAAACGGATGCGTTGCATCAGACCCTGCGCCACTGTTCATCATTACCGCTGGCTGTGTACTTATCACACCTGCTACTCGCGTGTCTTGTGGTACGTTGTCTGTTGTTATCTCATGATTGCCGCCAAATACCATTACGGTGCCTGGCTCTGCTACTATGTCAGTATGGTATCTTTCTGCTAAGTCAGCATACTGTGCACTAGTTGCTTGCCCGTATACTACGTCCCAGCTCTGAACAGCTGATCCTAAATCCTGCGACCCGTTTGTGCTCGGAACAAAATCGCCGGCGTTAGTAACACGCATGCGGCTTATGCCATCAGTGTGGAAAAATATCTGTCCTGTTCCGCCTGTTAGGTTACCAACGAGAAGGTTAGCGTTACCTCGCTGAAAGATACGACTGTCATCATTTGCGTTGATATCAATTGTAAGTCCGTTAGTTGATCCGCCTGCTGTGTCTCGAAGATCTATTTGGCCGCCATTGACAGCACCCGACACTAAACCTATTGTTAGAGAACCAGCTGATGTTAACTGCATAGTCTCATCATTATCGCCAGTATACCAGCAATGCTGATCAGCAAAGCCATCTGTATCAGTTGTAAAAATTTTATACAGGTCAGATTCTAATTGACCCGAAGTTAGTATCGTAAAATCAGCACTATTATCCCATTTTAGCTTAATCCTTGCGCCATTTGAATCTAGGCTAGTGTTGTCTAGTAATAAGGCAACCTCGCCATTTTCAGCAAGATGCAATCTTTCCCTTGGCAAGTTAGATCCTATCCCTAGCCCGGTTGAATCTAAGACTGTTCTAAGCTGACCACCGGTATAAGTATGGAAACTGTCACCGTTGTTTATGTATTCAATTCGACCGACTATAGCTGATGCAGTGTTACCAAAGAATAAACTAGCAGATGACGTAGTATTACCTGCTCTGATTGCTACAATTGCTGTGCCATCAGAATCCCTTACATCTAGATTATATTGCGGAACAGTCGATGTGCCTATGCCAACCAGGTTTGATGAATTAATTGTAATAGCAGTCGAAGCAGCGTCGTCATTGATGCCAGTTGATGTTAAGTTGCCAACAGATATATCATTTGTCGTAGTGTTACCATTGTCAGTAACACTATCTAATGTTGCACTTAGGCCACTATCAGTACCTTGGGTTCCTAGTGTGCCTTGGGTTCCTTGACTTCCAGTAGTTCCCTGACGGCCTTGGGTTCCTTGACGGCCCTGGGTTCCTTGTGTTCCTGTAGCACCTTGTGTTCCTGTAGCACCTTGTGTTCCTGTTGTGCCTTGCGCGCCAGTATCTCCATCACTTGGGCCTTGGATGCCTTGTAGTCCTATCCCGCCAGCGGAATATATTACTATGCGTGTCCCTGCTGTAATTAAGCTAGCAGTTCCGTCGGCGTCAGTAAAAGCAAAAAATCTTACTACGTCGCCGTCGCTTAAATTTAAGGCAGTGGATAACCCCACACCGCCAGTGTTTTGGTCACTGTCACGAGCCACATAATTTGATACTTGCTCGGCTGTTAATTCAACAAATCCAGTGCCTGTGTCGATCTCAGTTCTAATAAACATCTCAGCTCTGTTGTTATTAATTGACCTGGCACTAACACTAAATATATAATTACCAGTTGCATTACATGTAATTTCGTTGCTTGCTATAGTAAACGGAGCTTGTGATATAGTTGGTGTGCCCCATGTGAGGTCGGCACGAACGTTACTGATGCTAGCAGTGCTAGTGCCGTTTGCTTTTATAATAAAGCCATCAGCAGCTTGTCCTTCGATTCCTTGAATACCTTGCTCGCCGAACGTTCCTTGCGTACCGGTAGCTCCCTGTACTCCAGTTGCTCCTTGTGGGCCTGTTGTTCCTTGTATGCCTTGGTTACCATCATCACCTGTTGTACCTTGCTGGCCATTATTACCCTGACGGCCTTGGGTGCCTTGGTTACCGGTGGAGCCTTGATTGCCCGTAGAGCCTTGGATGCCTTGATTGCCAGTAGTGCCTTGACGTCCTTGAATGCCTTGGTTACCAGTAGTTCCTTGACGTCCTTGAATGCCTTGATTGCCAGTTGTTCCGTCATCGCCTGTTGTGCCTTGACGGCCTTGGGTTCCGTCATCGCCTGTTGTGCCTTGCGGGCCAGTAGTTCCTTGGTTTCCAGTAGTTCCTTGACGTCCTTGAATGCCTTGACGTCCTTGTGTTCCTTGATTACCTGTGGTTCCTTGATTGCCAGTTGTTCCTTGGATTCCTTGGATGCCTTGATTACCAGTAGTTCCCTGATTACCATTATTACCCTGACGGCCTTGGGTGCCTTGGTTTCCAGTAGTGCCTTGGTTACCAGTGGTACCTTGGTTACCAGTAGTTCCTTGGATGCCTTGATTACCAGTAGTTCCCTGATTACCAGTAGTTCCTTGATTACCAGTAGTGCCTTGATTACCAGTAGTTCCCTGATTACCAGTAGTTCCTTGTACTCCCTGGATGCCTTGATTACCAGTAGTTCCCTGATTACCAGTAGTTCCTTGTACTCCCTGGATGCCTTGGTTACCGGTAGTTCCCTGATTACCAGTAGTTCCTTGTACTCCCTGGATGCCTTGGTTACCGGTAGTGCCTTGGTTACCGGTAGTGCCTTGCTCACCAGTAGTTCCCTGATTGCCCGTAGAGCCTTGGATGCCTTGGCGTCCTTGTGTTCCAGTAGAGCCCTGATTGCCAGTTGTACCCTGTATGCCTTGATCACCTGTTGTGCCTTGTGCACCAATCGGCCCCGATGTAGTAATCCATTGTTCAGAATCGCCATCATCAAAATAAAAGTTTAAGGTACTGTCATTTGTGTCAAACCATAACTCGCCAACGATCGGGGATACAGGCGCTGTGTCATCTACTTCTATGCCAGCAGATTGTCCTTGTATACCTTGACGGCCTTGAACTCCTTGTGTTCCTGTAGTTCCCTGACTAGCCTGTGTGCCTTGTACTCCTTGATTACCAGTAGTTCCTTGGATGCCTTGCTCACCTGTGGTCCCTTGGTTACCAGTAGTTCCCTGATTGCCAGTAGTGCCTTGTATACCTTGGCGTCCTTGGTTTCCGGTTGTTCCTTGGTTACCAGTTGTTCCTTGATTGCCCGTAGTTCCTTGTACTCCTTGTATGCCTTGATTGCCAGTTGTTCCTTGATTGCCAGTTGTTCCTTGGTTACCAGTAGTTCCTTGTACTCCCTGTATGCCTTGATTACCTGTGGTTCCTTGATTACCTGTGGTTCCTTGATTACCTGTGGTCCCTTGTTGTCCAGTAGTGCCTTGATTGCCAGTAGTTCCTTGATTACCCTGACGTCCTTGGATGCCTTGCTGCCCAATAGTTCCTTGACGGCCTTGGGTTCCTTGGATGCCTTGGTTACCAGTAGTTCCTTGGTTACCAGTAGTGCCCTGGTTACCAGTAGTTCCCTGATTGCCAGTAGTTCCTTGTATGCCTTGATCACCGGTTGTACCTTGACTGCCTTGTGTTCCTTGTGTTCCTGTAGATCCTTGTAATCCAGCAACAGTAGATGGGTCAACAAAACTAATTGTACCAGAGCCATCTGTGCTCATTATGAAACCGTCGGCACCGTCTGCTAGCGGAAGAGTATAGTCATTGATAATAAGCGTACTATCAATAGTTACATTAGATGATTCTAGAAATTCTAAATTAGTTATTGACCCCCCGACTCCTGTGCCAAACGTAATTGTACCACTTACGTCAATATTGCTAGTAAATATGTCGGTTGCCGTTAGCGTAGCAAATGTCTTATCGCCTAGGTTATTAGTGTTAATCCATTGGTTTGTATTGCCATCGTACGCAAGTACATCAGCATTACCAACCGATGATATGCTAACGTCTGTTAGTTGCGGAAGAGATATATTTTCTACTGCGTTTGTTGCGAGGTCTACCCAGTTTACGCCGTCGTATATTTTTACTAATACATTAGAACTGTCGAGCCAAATGTCGCCGGTGTTGATATCAACCGTCGGTTCGTCTGATATTCCGTAAATTTTAGAACCGCTTTTGCCAATCTGAAAATCAGATTTAGTGGTTCCTTTGAAGTTGCCAAAAACTGCCATATACTGTCTCCAAGTCATTGCTTAGGCAATGTCTGCGAGAGTTAAACCCGCAGTCTTGTTATGTATGTATTTATCATATTAGATCAGTTTAGATTTCCTAACATAAATACTAGTTTACAGAGGTATGAATTAATGCAAATGTCCAATGGCGTTGTTTTAGCAGGCGGCGGTGGGGGCACAGGACTAAACGGTCGCACTGATAATGGTGCGGGCGGAAATAGGGGTACTGATCGCGGTGGGTCGGAGCGAGGCCGTGGAGGCAGTGCAGGTCAGGGCGGTGGCATTCATGGGATTGGTGGCTTTTATGGTGGTGGCGGTGGGGGCTCGTATGTCGGGGCAGGCGCTCGCATACGTGGCTGGAGAGGTGGAAATGGTGCTGTCAGAATAATATGGGGGTCTGGCAGAAGCTATCCTACTGACGCTGCGTAGTTAAACAATTATTTCCACTGTTCCTTTACCAGTGTCAGGCTTGTTAGCAAGAGCTTTGCCTACTATTGCGCATGCTCGAACAACGTCTGGGTTAGCACGTTCACAGTATCCTGGAGTCATGCTGGTCACTAATATATCGCCTGCGAATACAGCACCTGTCACTAATGCTGGTGTGCGACCTCGTAGTGCTATGTATTGACCAGCACCATCTTGGTTAAGCATAAAACCTGGCTTGTCTGACACTACACCAATAACACGCGAATCTGCATAGTTTGTGGTAGTTGTAACTTCGTCGCTGCCGCCAATTACAAGCACAGTGCCGACAGCGTACTCTGAATCTGTAACATATTTCTCAGCAAGGTCGCCGTATGTTGCTGCTGTTGTTGTACCGCTAAAGTTGTTAGAGAACAACGTATTAGTTGATGCGTCATATGTTAAGTTTTGCGTATGTACTTCAGCAGTTTCCGGAGTACCGCTAGCAGTTACCATCACAGGGAACAACGATGTATCAGTTGTGTTGTTTGCTGCATTAATAATAGTATTCGGTCCTGCATTACCTTGTACACCTTGCGTTCCGAAACTACCTTGGATGCCTTGTGTAGCTGAACCAGTTGACCCGTCTGCTCCTTGTATAGCAGGTCCTTGTAATCCTTGTAATCCTTGTAATCCTTGTAATCCTTGAATGCCTTGGTTACCAGTAGAACCCAGTGTTCCGTCTATGCCCTGATTTCCTTGATTTCCTTGTGCTCCAGTTGTGCCTTGTGGGCCGTCTGCGGGACCTTGAATACCTTGCACGCCTTGTGTTCCGCCGCCGCCTGTTGTTCCCTGGGCTCCTTGTGGGCCGTCTGCTGGTCCCTGAACGCCTTGTATGCCTTGTACTCCGTCTTCGCCTATTGTGCCTGCTGTGCCTTGTGGGCCTGCTGCGGGTCCTTGTGGGCCAACTGGTCCCTGGATGCCTTGATCACCTGTGCGAGCAAAAGTAATGACCATCGGTAAGCCGTCTGTAAATGACGCGCCGCTTCCGTCAACGAAACCACACGATACAGTAAAGTATCCGGCATTTTCGCTAAGTGTATTAATAGTAAACAGCGCAAAGTTTGCTGGGTTAGATTCTTCGGAAACTTTAAAGTGGCCTTTTAGTGTGCTAGTACTGTCATCAATTGTGCGTAAATATCCTTGTATATCGGTACCGTTGTTATCTTGATCATCGATATATAATGTAGTAGCACTTGATAAACTAGTAGTATTAAATTTTAAATCACCGGCGCCCGGATCAGTGGCATTAGTATCAGTATCGAAATCATACGCGAAACTTGCGCCGCCGAATTCACCTGTGCGGCCTTGTAGTCCCTGGGTTGCTTGCCCACTAATACCCTGTATGCCTTGTGGTCCGAATATGCCTTGGACTCCTTGTGGCCCTTCTGATCCTAGTGTGCCGTCTATGCCTTGTATTCCCTGAGTACCCACAGATCCTTGCGTTCCGCTAGTTCCCTGTGGCCCTTCTGCGCCTAGTGTTCCGTCTATGCCCTGACGTCCTTGTAATCCCTGTGTTCCTTGCGCGCCGGTGGGTCCTTGTGGCCCTACTCCTTGTAGTCCTTGGCTTCCTAGCGTTCCTTGTATTCCTTGTTCGCCGCGTATTCCCTGGAATCCTGTGCCGCCGAATTCGCCGGCTATGCCTTGAAGTCCTTGTGTTCCTTGAGTGCCTTGCTCGCCAGTTGTTCCCTGGGGACCGGTTGTTCCTTGATTACCCTGACGTCCTTGAATACCTTGCTCGCCGTCTGTGCCTTGAGCTCCTTGAATACCTTGCTCGCTTATAGCACCCTGGATGCCTTGAATACCTTGCTCGCCTGTTACTCCTTGCCGTCCTTGGCGGCCTTGGGTTCCTTGACTGCCTTGTGTTCCTTGTGGTCCAACAATCTGGCCGACATCTGTCCATACGTCAGATACTTCTGTCTCAACCCATAGGCTGCCGCTTGTTTCGTCAATGACGCCATCGCCGATGCCAGCAGACGGAAACGCTGCATTAAGTACAGCAGATTCATTTCCGGCGCCATTCGCTAATACGTTAGGCACACTACCGATAATGGTTACGGTTGTTCCGTCGTTTCCTGTTATGCCCTGGATGCCCTGGATGCCTTGGATGCCTTGATTACCCTGGATGCCTTGCTCACCTTGGATGCCTTGCTCGCCGGTTGTTCCTTGAGTGCCTTGCTCGCCGGTTGTACCTTGACTGCCTTGTGTTCCTTGTGTTCCTGTAGCACCTTGACTTGCTTGCGATCCTTGTATGCCTTGCTCGCCATCTGCACCCTGGATGCCTTGCCGGCCTTGAACGCCTTGTGTTCCTGCTGCTTCTGGTCCTTGGATGCCTTGCCGGCCTTGAACTCCCTGACGGCCTTGCGTGCCGAATTCGCCTTGTGTTCCTGTTGTTCCTTGTTGGCCTCGAACGCCTTGTATGCCTTGACGTCCTTGACGTCCTTGTGTTCCTTGACTGCCTTGGGCGCCGTCTGCTCCGGCTATGCCTTGAGCACCTGTTATACCCTGGATGCCTTGCGGTCCTAGATTACCCTGAACACCTTGCTCGCCTAAGGTGCCCTGGGTGCCTTGAAATCCTGTTACGCCCTGGGTGCCTTGGAGTCCTGTTGTTCCCTGGGACCCAGGTGGGCCTTGTATTCCCGACGGACCTCTAACCTGACCTACATTTTGCCATACGCCAGCTGAGACCTGCACCCATAGATCGCCTGTAGCACCATCAATGATGCCGTCACCTACTACTGCTGATGGGAACGCTGTGTTGATTACACCCGATTCATTTCCTGCGCCGTTTGACAGAACATCATTGACCTGGCCTTCTACGTTTACGCTCTCACCGGGTGTTCCTTGCAGTCCTTGAAATCCGTCAATGCCTTGTATGCCTTGAGTACCTTGTAATCCCTGGTCGCCAATTAGTCCCTGAACGCCTTGGGCTCCTTGTGGGCCTTGGGCTCCTTGAACACCTTGTATGCCTTGTGGGCCTTGTAGGCCTGCTGGACCCGACGGGCCTTCTGGTGCAGATCCCCATTGTACGCCATCGCTGTAATAGAGTTCGCCATCATCACCGAATACTATAGTATCCTCGTAGTCAGCTGCGTTTAACTGGATAGGAACAGGATACGACCTGCTCGGGCCAATAAAACTTGATCTACCTTTTATACTTCTAAAGCCTGCCATTTATATTATCCTGTTGGAAGATCGTCTTCTTCTGCTTGTCCTTCAGTGTAACTAATAAATGCATGCATAACATCATCGTTACCTGCTCTAACTTGTAATTGGTCGCCTGTTGTAAAAAATTGACCGTTAAGTGCTATAATTAATGTATCCTGATGTTGTACTGGGATTTCATTAGCAAAGTAATACACGCCTTCACCATTGCCTATTTCTAAGTTTACTTCTGCTACCGTAATACTAAAATTTTGTCCAAGGGCATTCGAAGATATTTCATTTAAAACATTTGTGTCAGCAACAAATACACCAACTGAATCTAATGTAAAAGCATTTACACTTGCGTTTGATACACCATCCACTGTAACCTCAGCACCATTGGCTAACGTTATCACTTCGCCGGCAACATATCCCACGCCGCCATTAAAAGTAGAAAAGTCGCCTTCGTTTTGTGCTGCTATCAATGGTCGGTCAGCTTTTACAACACGTACACTAACAGTGCTAGGTGTAGAGCCAAAGTTTGTAATCATTAGCGGACTTGATATCTCAGCTACACCAGGGGCAACACGACGAGAAGTACCAAAACCTACAATAGGAACATCGTAATTAGGAACGTCAATTAGTGTTTGCCAATCAAGCGTTAGCGCAAGACCAGCAGATATTGGTTTTGCACTCGGTGCTTGTTCTGTAGTAATTGTTGTAGTCATCAAAAAGTTCCTCTAGAGTTTGCTAGTCGTCGTGCTATTTGTCTTACTGATATGTCAAACGGTCTACCTTCGAATTTACCTGTTAGTCCGTTGATGCGTGTTCCACCGGCAAAATACTGGTTGTTTAATTCGTCGGCGCCTGACCATCTAACACGACCGCCGCCTTCTTGTAATACGCTAAACGGTACAGGCCTGTTTGATCCTGGACCTCTAAAATTAAGTGGCAAGGCGTTTTTATTTACGCCCGACCCTGCATTGTTAAACTGGTGACCTAGTGATTCGATAAGCGAGCCAAACTCGAGAGTAGACGGATTGCTTACAGTATTTATTAGTACGTCATCAAACAAACTTGTAATCATATTTGCTTCGGGGCCTGCGCCTATTATCGTTACTAGCTCGTCGCGTAAATAATTCCAGGTGTGCACAAAACTAGATAGCATTGCTTCGGGGAATACATAACTCGAATCATATTTAAAAAATCCTAGTGTTTGGTTTGTAGTTACTTCACTTGTGCCGCCCCGTAGGTCAAATGCAATTGCTTTTAGTACGTTACCCGCATCACGCTTTGCAAGGTCCTCGTAGTATGAACCATATGTTGTGTTAAGATATGTTATCGTATCAGTTTGTATGGTTGACTTAGCTGCAACAATCGTGTTATAATCAGTAATCACATTTGATGGCTGCCACGACAGGCCAGGCTGCGAAAGTGCAGGTATGACATTTGCATCTGCTGCCGCAATAGCATCGATTGTAATGTCAAGCAGTCCGGACAATGTAGTTGCCTCAGCTGACGATGCTGTTCCAGCAGTAGTGTCTTGTCCAGGAAATGCCTCAACGACAACATTGCTTATAATATTTTGCATTGACGTAAAAGCAGTTACGCTAGCATTAGCTACATTAGACGAAACAAGTAACAGTTCACCTAGCGAAAAGAATCCGTCTGCTGCTTTACGACTTGCATAATTACCGTCGTAAATTAAATCGTGTATCAATCCGTTAAGAACAGTATTAATATCACGTCGAGCAAATTCTTCATTGTATACTAGTCCGGGATATGCTAGTTCCATTTCCTCAATAACTGCATCCTCTATCAGCTGGCGGTTATTTTCTAGTTGTGCTCGTGCTGCTTCAACGTTAGCAGTAATATTTGTTGGGTTATTGTAAAAGCGGTCACTTGTTTGATTAAAACGCAATATCTCTACAATGTTTTCAACACGTTCACGTATCTCGTCGATTATACTTTCGTTAACTGCAAGAGCCTGCATTTCATCACGTATATATTCAATACTGTCTATTGTTTGCACAAGTATTTCTTCTATTACTACACTAGACACTTCACGCTGAAATGCTTGTCCTACTGTTAGGCTGTTATGATTTGTGCCTAACGCAACGTCATACATTACGCTGTCAATGATGGTACCAGCATCTCGCTCTGCTAGTGCTTCGTTGTAAACAAAGCCTTCAGTCCAGCTTGCGTTGCCAGTACCATTAGGTGATCCGTCCGGCTCTGGTCCGTTAGTAACTAAATCATCCCACATGCTATTAATTATTGCGCCGTTAGCTACGAGTGCATCAATAGTATCTGCCGTGACGGTGTTAGTAACTATAGTAGCCGTTGCCTCATACGGTTCGACTACATTAATAAATCCAGATGCTCTCATGGCAATATCACCAAATTGTGTGCCCGAGTTGTTTAGAGTAATCTGGCCACCACGTAATGCGTAGAATGCTGCGCGCTGAAAAATACTAATACTCGATATACCGTTAATACCGGCGCCGTCTTTTGCGCAATAGCCGATTCCATTTGGGCTACGTGGTGTAGCACCAAACGCTAGCATGTAAGGCCATATGCTGTTCTGGTTTAGTACTTTTCTATCTGCTAGCAATACGCCACCGCCATTGCCAACCAATGGATTGCCGTTTGCTGGATCGAGTGGTGCTGCTACTTGTAGTGCATCATAATTTGATACTTGCGCGATGTCACGTATATATGGTGAACGAATAATAAGTGCATTTGGCGCAAATGCAATAGCAAATCCGCCTGTTGGTTCATCGAGGTTGTCGATTTCCTGATTTCGAAAGGTAAATCCTTGTACATAGCAGCCCGAATTAACCCAAAACATGTTGCGGAAATTTTCTCGGCATTCGCTGCTTGCAATTACTTCTGTTACAAATTGTCCGCCGCTGCTAACTACACCGCAGTTTTCCGGGATCTCTAGCTCGCCGTCCTCAACATATTTTCCTGGGTATATGCTAACCACTACGCTGCCATTTCCGTTTGACAGCTGATTAGCAATTTCTAAACCGCGTTCAATTGTTGCAACACTCTCACTGAGACTGCGGCCGTTGTTGTCTGTGTTATTACCATCTTTTGTAACATATACAATATTAGATACGTCTTTGTCTGGGTAAGTAAACTCGCCTGTGACAGTTAAATTAACTGCTTCTAAATTTAAATAGTCGCCTACATCACCAAAAGTACTTTCAATTCTGCTTAGTGCATTACCTAAATTTTCAATGGCATCGCCATTTACAGTTAAGTTGCCTTCAAGTATAGTAGAGCTAGTTACACGCAGATTATCAAAAACCGCGTCCGGCGATGTTATTTGATTTAATGCTTCTATATTTTGTGTACCTAGGGTGTCTACTAGTAACGATCCTTGTACCTGTAGATCATCGGCAACAATCAGATTATTGTCAACAAATACATTGCCGTAGATTACTAATTTCTCGTTAGTAGGATTTATTGACGAAAATTTATCGTTTGGCATTATTAGGTCTCAATTTACACACTTGCTTATATTTATCGTTTCAGTTGGGTACGCAACATTAGCCGCCGCCTTCGCCGCCAGGATTAAGTCCGCCGCCTCCTTCGCCGCCGCCGGATATAATTGCTAGAGAAATAGATCCAATAAAAATAACCCAGCTACCGTTTTCCAATCCATCGTAATCTTCTACCCACACCAAACCAACATAAATCGTTTCAGCTGAATCGTTAATTACCCATTCGAAACTTAAACTAGGAATGGAGCCTTCTATATTATCACTAGATTCAATTATTACCGTACCACTTAGTGAATTTATATTACGCACACATACTACATCACCGTTTGATTGAGCAGTCGGTAATGTCATTGTAAGTCTGTCGTTGAAATTAGGATTAATAAAATGGTAGGTATTTAGAGACGCAGTAAAGTTATCTGTATTTACTGTGGTATCAAACGTCCACAAGCTGTCGCCACCGCCGCCACCGCTGTCAGGAAGACTAGCATTTATCCACCCACTCTCGGCATCATATGTTAATACCTGACCTTGACCAGGTAAGCTAATTGCTGTGTCATTGAGATCAACGA